TAAAGTTTATGTGTGGGAATACCAGATAAAGAAAAACAGGAAAAATCCCACAACCAACAAAACACAAATTAATAAAATATTTGAAGATGCTCCTGATGACGTAACATTAACATCAATCATAGAAAACAATTCATCCTTTAAGAAACACGACTATTATAAGGGTTTACCAATATTTGAAATGAATTGCACCCAAGACCTTCCAATGGAACAAACCATTATTCCAATAATGAAAAGGAAGATTACTTCATATATTTTTCAAACAATTAACTTGGTAAAGACAAAAAATTTTGATTCTAATTTATAATTTGATTATCTTTGCCTCAAATGAGTTTCAACAAAAGATATATAAACTACTCTAACACTTTATCGGCACTACAATCCGATACCCTCAGTAGTTATTATGGCAAGGCAGACGCTTTCATCTTTCAAGATACAAAAAGTGTTGAAGTGTATGAGTTATACACCAAAGGTAAAACACCTAAGGAGATTTTAAACATATTAGAAAATCAAAAAATTGAAGAATAAATATTATGGACAGTAAGACCAATAAAACACTATTAGGTAAACTCAGACAACCTATTCACATTGATTACATCTCTTCATATATCCTTCGTGATACAATGGAAAACACATTAAAAGTAATTAATACTCTTGTTGAAGAGGGAGTTGTTGAAGAATCAAAATACGCAAAAAATTATTACGTAGTTAAAACCCCCCAAAAATAAATATGAAATATAAATTAGAATATGTATGGTTAGATGGTTATAAACCTGAGCCAAATTTAAGAAGCAAAGTCAGAATTACTGGCAAAGAAATTAATGGATTACAAGATATACCTGAATGGGGATTTGACGGTAGTTCAACAAAACAGGCGGAAGGTTATTCTTCAGATTGTTATTTGAAACCTGTGAGAATTTATCGTAAAGATGGTAAACAAAATAGTGATACCATTTATGTTCTCTGTGAGGTGATGGATAGTGAAGGTAATCCACACAATACAAATGACAGAGCCAAATTAGATGAAGATTTTAATTTTTGGGTTGGATTTGAACAAGAATACTTCATTCGTAACGGACACAATAAAAATATTTTAGGATTCCACACTGGAGGAGTTATTGACCCTCAAGGAGTATATTATTGTGGTGTTGGTGGTCAGATGTATGGTAGAAACTTGAGTGAAGAACATTTGGATATGTGTTTGAATTATAACATTGGGATTGAAGGAACCAATGCTGAAGTGGCAATCGGACAATGGGAATACCAGGTATTTGCCAAAGGTAAATTAAAATCCGCAGATGATTTATGGATGTCTCGTTATTTCCTTTACAAAATTGCTGAGAAATACGGATATGAAATTGAATTACATCCAAAACCTTTAACAAGTGGTGATTGGAATGGTTCAGGGTTACATACAAACTTCTCAAACGAAAGAATGAGAGAGCAGGGAGGAGAAGAATATTTCAAATCAATTTTCCAAGTATTTGAGTCAAGAGCGGATATTCATATTCAAAACTATGGTTCAGATAATCATTTGAGATTAACAGGTAAACACGAAACACAATCAATCAATAAGTTCAGTTGGGGTGTATCAGACAGAGGAGCGTCAATCAGAGCTCCAAAAGTTGTTGGCGAAACTTGGAAAGGATATCTTGAAGATAGACGACCAGCATCCAACGGAAACCCATATAGTATTCTTAGAGTTATTTCTGATTCATTAGATTTGGCGGAAGATTTGGATGAGGTACATACCCTAATGAATAAAAATATTGATATCAGCAGTTGGAATGGAAAGTATAAGGGTATGTTATCTAACGAAGAATTATTAAAAGAATATAGAGAAGATTAATATGGGAGAACAAGTTAACCACCCCCAACATTATGGAGGAGAAGAGAATGTATATGAGGCTATCAAAGTCATCGAGGCTTGGGATTTAGATTTTCATCTTGGAAACACCGTAAAGTACATTTCAAGGGCGGGAAAGAAAGATGTGGATAAAGAACTTCAAGACTTGAAGAAGGCTTTATGGTATCTTGAAAGAAAAATACAGAACTTAGAAAGTTTGTAATCCAAATAAAAACACCTATACTTAAACAATATGTTAGAAACAGGAAAAATTATAAATGGGAATTGTATTGATGAGATGTCTAAATTTCCTGAGGGTGAAATAGATTTGGTTGTTACGTCACCGCCATATAACGTAGGTATTGATTATGACAACCATAACGACAGAATGAGTATGGAAGATTATTGGTTGTTCACCAAAGAATGGTTGACTGAATCTTTCCGAACTCTAAAGGATGATGGTAGAATTGCCGTGAACATTCCTTACGAGGTTAACGTTCAAGACAGAGGTGGTAGAATCTTATTTATGTCTGAGTTTTGGAGTATAATGAAATCCGTTGGGTTTCAGTTCTATGGTCTTGTTGACCTTGATGAGAACTCACCACACAGAAGTAAGACCACGGCTTGGGGTTCTTGGATGAGTCCATCAAGTCCTTACATCTATAACCCAAAAGAATGTGTCATCTTGGCATACAAGAAAGACAGAATCAAAAAGGTTAAAGGTCAACCACAATGGAAGGCTGAGATTGTAGATGTGGAACAGGAAGATGGAACGATAAAGACCAAAGCGGTTTATCAAGAAGAAGATAAGAAAGAATTTATGTCTTTGGTTTACGGACAATGGGAATATTTTGCGGACACCAAACAACAAACCAAAGCAACATTCTCGATGGATATTCCAAGTAAAGCAATTAAGATTCTTACATACAAGAATGATATTATTCTTGACCCATTCGCTGGTAGTGGAACTAGTTTGGTTGCTGCAGAAACGTTAGGACGCAGATGGATTGGTGTTGAGTTAAGTGAAAACTATAGTAAAGTTGCAAAAGAACGAGTCCAACATTTTGTCGATTTAAATAAACAAACAAAAATAGATTTTAAGTAAAAGGGTTTCACAACCCTTTTTTTGTTTTATGGATATTTATATTAAAAAACAATGGCAAAGAAAATTGTAAAATTAACGGAAACAGATTTAATAAACATAGTTAAAAGAGTTATTTCGGAGGGCGGAAAACCAACAGGTAAATTATATTTTGCTCACGATGATAGTATCACACAATTACAGGCTATTATTGGAACCGATGGTTATTTATATCCCTATGGTGAATCACTTGATACTTGGAAAGTAGGACCGATTGCAAAAGTTCCGTATACAGGTGACGTTATTGTTAAAATAGATAAAAGGGGAGGTAAAGAAGAGATTTGGGTTGGAAAGAATTTTAATAATCTCGGTAAGTTAGAGATGGCTCCAAACTATACAGTAAAAACTGTAAACCACAATACTATTCCTAGACCTAAGAAATAAATTATTTAATTTAGAATAGGTACTCAACGGTATCACCAGCCTCAATGCCTAAATTTTCACAGGAATTACCTGCCAACTCTAATACAATATTCCCGTTACCGCAGTAACTACCACAATTATCTCCTTGACACGGAGGACAATTATGGTGAATATTAACGATTACATTATTTTTGATTATTATAATATCCAAATTTTGAATACAATTTTTCATCCAAAAACACTGCTTATTTCCACCCATTAAAAACAATAAACCATTGAAAGTTTCATCAAACTTTTTACCCATCATACCAATATATTTTGATTTTTCATCAACGAGAGTTTTGACATTAAAGACATTTTGATTGATTTTAACTTTCATTATCTATAAATATAATGATATTATGAACTTTTTTATAAAAAAATAATAAAAAAGTTTGACTTTTGGTAATTTGTGTTATATTTATAGTTTCTTGTCCTTAAAAGACAAAAAAACACACCCCACCATAAAGTTTTACAAAATAAATTTGACTAAATGAGAATTTGGTTGTACCTTTGTAAAACAATTGAGATGAACGTCTCAAAAAACCTAAGACGAGAGTCTTAAAAAAAATGTCCCACAGATTTGACTATTTGAAAAAATATGATTAAGTTTGTGGGACTTAATCTGAAAGTTCTTAAAAATATTAATACATCGCAAGTTAGAGTAGAGGACAAACTCATTGGGCTCATAACCCAAGGTTCCGCAAGGGACACGTCAGGTTCGAATCCTGCACTTGCAACAAATCGGAGCACGATAAGATGATATATAAGGAGTGCTTAACCCATACACTGATAACTTCAGCTATAAGGTTTCCAGCGAGTCATCTTAAAAAAAAAACTTCACAAAAAGTTTGACAAATCAAAAAGTTTGTATTACCTTTGTGAAACAATTAAGGAGAACAGTAAAAATGTACCTGAAGTAAGACGAAGTAATTCGTAATAACCAAAAGGTTTGTAATCCTGAAAAAAAAGTTTACAAAAAAGTTTGACAAATTGAAAAGTTTATCTTACCTTTGTAGACCAATCAAGAAAAGGTTAACGTTGTTGTAAAACTATGGTTCCCTTTTCTCAAATTGAAAATTCGTTCTTTGAATATAAGATATTTATCCATTCAACGGATAGTAACCCCACAAAACTCTTAGGAGTCTCCAAGGTTAACTTGATGTTGATAAAGTAAATCGGCCGTATATGGTCGTTAAATAAACCACGAAAGTGGG